AGTTTTTGTGCAAGACCCTGAATGTGTGGGTGAGCGCAAACGCCGCGTGGCTTGACCGCGCCCATTGGGACAATCCGAAATGCAACAGCGCCGCCAATTTGGGCCGCCATATTGAGGCCGCATTTATTGGGTTTGACTTGGCGGCAACACGCGATTTGAACGCCGTGTGCACTTTGAAGCGATATGCCGAAAATGATTTTGAGGCCGAATGGAAATTCTTTTTACCCGAGGATGCGCTGACAACCATCCCGAAGCATTATTTGGACATTTTCACGCTGGCCCAAAAATCAGGCATTTTGCATTTGACAGAGGGTAATGTGATGGATGACCGCGAGATAAGCGAATTCATCAAATCACAGTGCGCCAAATACGATGTGAAGGAGGTTGGATATGACGCTTACAACGCCGCCGCATTGGTTGCACGCTTGCACGAAAGTGGAATTCCTGTTAAAAAAGTGGGACAGGGTATGGCGGTTTTGAATAATCCGTCAAAATTCGTGGAAAAATTGATTTTGAATCAGCAAATCAAGCATGACGGGAATCCGTTTGTTGGCTGGCAACTTGGAAACTGCGAGGTCTACACAGATGTGAATGGAAACATCAAAGTGCGCAAGAACGAAGCCGATAAAGCGGCAAAGGTTGACGGAATAATTGCACTGATTATTGCGGCACATTGCGCACTAGACAATCCGTTTGTGTCCAGTTCGTTTGGTTTTAGAAGCCTTACATTGTAAAATGGCGTAAAAAAGCGGGGAAATGATGGCGATACTTGATATTTTCAAAGGCAAAAAGCCGACTGCGAACGAGTCCAATGTGGTGCTCGGTCAACTCCAATTGGGCAACCAAGTGGTCATCGGCAACCAGCGCAATCAGCCCGCGCAACAATTGCTCTATGTCACCACATCCAGCACGACCACTGCGGGCCGTGTTTTGGACATTTCGGGCCTTACCCGCAACTCTACGGTGATGGGGTGCGTGGGCGTGAAAGCCCGTGCGCTGGCGCAATGCTCTATTTCCATTGTCAGCAAATCGGAAGATGGCACTTTTGTGGATGCCATCAGCGACCCGAGCGTGGGCCAACGCGACAAAGCCAAGGCCAAGCAAGTGCTCAACCTTTTGCAAAACCCCAACAACTTCCAAAGCCTCTACGAGTTTTGGTATCAGTGGATGATGTGGCAAGACTTGGCGGGTGAATCATTCACGCTGTGGTGGCGCGACAAGCAAAAAGACCCATCCGCAACGCCGATTGAAATGTATAACCTAGACGCAACGCTTATCACGGTCAAATTGACCGATACGCGATATCCGTCCTATGTGTTGAGTTCGCCTTCGTATGGTTTCAGCAAAGATCAGCCGCTGGAATACTATCAAGTGATGCACATCAAAGAAGCCGCATGGCAAGGTTCAAGCGGTTTCAACAAAGGCATTTTGGCAACCGAACTGGTGGCGCTAGACCAAGACATTGACATCTATGCCAACTTCATCATGCAGAACGGCGCAAAGCCATCGGGCGTGTTTTACACCGACCAAGTGATTCCCGACAGCAAATTCAAAGAAATCGCCGCACGCATCAAAGAAACTTGGAACGCCATGACGGGCAGTCGTAGCACTGACCCGAGCAAGGCTGGTCAAGGCATGTTGCTAGACCAAGGCATGCGCTACGAGGCCATCAAAATGCTGACCTTGCAAGACGCTGACGCGGCTGAATTAAAAATCCAAACAATGAAACGCATCTGCGGTTTGTTTGGCGTGCCCCCTGCAATGCTTGGCATCGCAGACCAAAAATACAACAACACGCAAACGATGTTGGATGAGTTTTACAAAACCGTGATGTATCCCACCATCATCAGTGTTGAGCAAAAACTCAAACAGCACCTTTTCCGTGGATACCCCAATTTGCAAGTGCGTTTTGACACCAAAGATTTTTTGAAAGGTGCGCCGCTTGACCAAATGAATTTTGTTGCCGCTGGCGTGAAGGCTGGCATTTTTACGCCCAACGAAGCCCGCGAATATTTGAATATCCCGCGCATTGATGGGGCCGATGAATTGGTTACTGGCGGCGGGCAACATGAGCCGATTGCTGGCACATCCCCGCAAGACACTGGCGGCGGTGGCGGCAACCAGACACGGAAAATCAATATTGGGGCAAAATCGTGAACAGGCTGAAAAAACTTCTAGCGCATTTGACTTCACAAATCAAGTCGCCTAGTGTTAAACTTCCTGTCATAGAACAGCCCCACAAGATAAAAGACGACAATCAATCTATCCACAATGGGGTGATTTATGAAAAATTTGATACTGGTTTGCGAAGCGAAGGTAAGTCTGGAGCCAAACGCAAACGAAAGCCAAGAGCCGAGCGGCAAAATTGAAGCCCGCGTGACCACATGGGGCGCACGCGAAGGCGCTGACGGTCGCAAATTCAACTATCAGCCCGAAGGCTTTGCCGAGTGGGCCGATGAGTTTGCAAAAAGCGAAAAGCCTTTGCCCATGTTTCTCAACCACAACGACAGCGGCATGCCGATGGGCGAGTGGAACGCTTTTGAATTTGACGACCAAGGCATGACCGCCTCGGGCCGTTTGTATTTGAACACTGTGGGCGGCTCAGACCTGTATCAAGTGCTCAAAGAATCCCCGAATATGTTTGGCGGCGTTTCTGTTGGCGCATACGCCGAAGAAGCGTGCTATGTGAACGCCGATGGCGAACCATACGCCGAAGGCCCTGATGGCACAGTATGGTCAAACCCCGAATTTGATTACGAGGAAGCATATTTCCAAATCAAAAAAGGCGGTTTGCGCGAAGTGTCTGTCGTGATGTATCCAAACAACGACAAAGCGGAAATTCAAAAACTTGAAGCGTTCGATGCCGAAGGGCAATTGAACCCTCGCGTTTTGGAGCGTGTCTTGCGTGAAGCAGGACTGCACAAAAAGGATGCGACCACCGCGTCCAGTATCTTCAAGAAAGTTTTGGCCGAGCGTGATGCCCCCAAAAAACTTGAAGTGACCCCAACTCAGGGTGAGCCTGACGCGGTGGTAAACGAAGCCAACGCATTGCTCGCGGCGCTTGAAGCGCACGAACTTGCCGAGGCACTTGCAACCCGCATTTGAAAGGACAGAAAATGTCTATCGAGAAAGTTCTAGAAAAAGTGGACGCAATCAAAGCGTCTAACGAAGCAAAAATTGCCGAGGTGAAAGCCGAAGTGCAAAGCGAAGTGACCGCTTCTATTGAAGCCGCCAAAGGCGAGATGACCGAAAAGGTTGCCGCGCTGGAAGCAAAGGTTGCATCCATCAACATGCCCGAGTTCATTCGTGCGCCTCACAAAACCGTGCGCGGTGATGTGAACCGCCGTGTGCGTGAACAACTTGCCGCCTTCACCAAAGAAAACGGCACGAAACTGCACAAAGAAATCAAAATTTGGGAGAGCGAAGACCAGCACGCCGCCTACTTGAACGAAGCCTCTGCGCTTACTGGTTCAGGCGCTGGCATCGGTGGTCGCACCGCGTATGACCCTGTTTTCCACAAACTGCGTTTGCTCAACCCGATGCGTGGTGTTTCGCGCAATGTGGCAACTGATGGCTCAACCTATCAGTTCCGCGCAAAAGTGGGCAACGCTGGAGCCGCGTGGGGATATGCCATTCAAAACAACGGTTCGGCAACTACCGAAGCGATGAATATTTGGCAACTCAACATGCAAGATATCAATGTGCAATTCCCAATCCGCACTGCGGCACTGGATGACATTGACGGCTTGGAGGCCAATGTGGTTGACGACATGTTGCAAGAATTCTCGCAACAAGAAGGCCTCAGCATGATTTTGAACAACGATCAGGCTGGCTCTACGACTACTGCCTACGGTGCAACCAGCGGTCTGCGCGGTTTGAACCAATACGGCGGCGCGAATTCGACCTACACTGGCGGCACTATCAGCACTGCGGCTTTCGGCTCTAGCGGCAACGCTTCTACCGATGGTTTGCATGACATTGCCACCTATGACCAAATCACCACGAACGGTTTTGGCACTGCCAACAATGTCGTGTTCGCTGACTTGATCAACTTCATCCACAATCTGCCACAACAATACTGGAGCGGCAACAACAAGTTCATCATCAACCCCATCATGCTGGCTGGCATCCGTGGTTTGGTCGATGACAATGGCACTCCAGTGTTTGAGCGCATGTCTCCGCTGATTACCGAAGGCATCGTGGGCAAATTGCTCGGCTTTGATGTGGTGGTCAACTCTTACCTCGAAAGCCCGATTGCTTCTGGTGGTTCTGCTGGCACGAACAGCCAATACCCAATGTATTTCGGCGATTTCAACCGTGGTCACACCATCGTTGATCGTTTGAGCATGGTGTTGCGCCGCTACGAGCAAACACAGCCCGGATTTATCACCTTCTATGGTGAAAAACGCTTGGCAACGAGTGTGGTCGATCCTTTCGCCATCATTCGCTACCGCTCCACTGCAACTGGTGCTTGATGAACAGGGGGGAGGGGAAACTCTCCCCCTTTCTGCTTTGAAAAAGGAAATCGAAATGACTGCAACCCAAAAAATTCTAGAAGCCATCAAAACGGCAATCAATGAAAATCGCCGAGTGACCGTTGACTTGCGCGAAGCGTCCACCATCACTGGCTCTGGTCTTGATATTGGGGGTCGCACTTATTTCGATGACGCTTTTGCCGCTTTGCGTTACTCCAACCCATTTCGCATGGGTTCGCGCAACATTAAAGCGCCTGACAGTTCTGCTGTCCAATTTGTTGCAAAGACGGGCAATGCCACGGGCGCAAACCCTTGGAACCCCAACGCAACGCCGAACACTGGTTCGCCCAACACGGCGACCACATTTTGGGTCATGCCCACCCGCATCATCAACGCGCAATTGCCCGTCCGCATTGCCGCGCTGGATGACATTAACGGGCTGAACGAAACATTGATGGCCGACCTTGCGCTGGAATTCAGCCAACAGGAAGGCGCTTCTATGGCAACCAACGATGACCAAGCGGGTTCCACTTCTACAACCACGGGCGCGACCTATGGTTTGCGCGGGCTGGATTCCTACACCAGCGGCGCGTCTGCCGCATACGGTTCCAGCGGCACGGCAATCACCAACGGCGTGCACACGCTGGCAACGGTTTCACTTGGCGGCTCTGCCATCACTTACAACAAAGTCGTGGACATTGCCAACGCAT